AGGTTAATCTCCACTTTACCGGCTGCACCCGGTCACCCTTTAAAAATACAGGTCCCGCAACCATTGCGGGCCCAGTCAAAACAAATACCGCATCGATTTACTTTTTTACTTCCTGCGCCTCCTGCTTGGGTGCCGCCACCTCGACCACTGATTTTTCGCCGTTAACCCAGCCTTCCTGATAGTCAACTTCGCCAGGCGTAACGCAGCGCGCCGCATGCTGCACATCGCTCCAGTTCATGTTATTGGCGGCCCAGTCCTCAATTTCATATCCGGAAGCCCTGAACAGCGGCAGCGTGTCTTCTGCCAGGCTACGTTGAATGTCGCCGCCGAACTCTTTCGCGTAATAATCAGCGCGGTTGGATGCGATAATCTGCACAGGTACAGCCCATACGCTGCCGTCCGGCATGGTGATTTGAAGCTCTTTATTGATTGTTGTCATTATTCATCGTCCTCTTCATCTTCTTCGTCATCACAAGTGCTGTTAAGCAATGGACTCATGGCAATGCCGACCTGCTCTGCATAACCGCGTCGCGTAAGGTTTTGCAAAACGTGGTAAATCGAAAACAATTCCGTCCGTTCCTGACCAATATCAGTGGAACAGGCTAAACGGTGACACGATGAAGCCAGCGCTTGGATTTTTTCGAATAGATCAACCTTTGACATTCTTCATTCCTCCATCGGTATTGATTCCAGTCAGCGCCAGCGCGTCAGCAAGCATGATCCGGTAACGCAGCCCTGCTTTCAACAGGCGTTGCTGATGGTGTTGTTGAACCCCAGCGTTTGCCTGGCATCGATACCGCGCCAAAACAGCGTCTGTTTATCCGTGATCTGATTGCTCCTGGTCGTACCGGCGCGCCAGCTATTTTCTGGGTACAGCAGACCGGGTTTACCAATGCGGCAAAAGTTGTCGCAGAGGGTACCGCCAAGCCGTACAGCGATATTCAGTTTGCAACCAAAATCACCCCGGTCACCACCATCGCGCACATGTTCAAGGCGTCCAAACAGATCCTGGATGACTTTGCCCAGCTGCAGTCGACGGTCGACGCGGAAATGCGCTACGGCCTGAAGTATGTGGAAGAGCAGGAAATTCTGTTTGGTGATGGTACCGGCGTTCATCTGCACGGCATTGTTCCCCAGGCAACGGCCTTTGCTGCCGCTTTTGAAATCGAGCAGCAAAACGGCATCGATGATTTGCGTCTCGCCATGCTTCAGGCGCAACTGGCGCGCTTCCCGGCGTCTGGTCACGTTCTGCACTTTATCGACTGGGCGAAGATTGAGCTCACCAAAGACACGCTGGGCCGCTATATCCTGGCGAACCCGGCGGCGCTGACCGGGCCCACCCTGTGGGGGCTGCCGGTGGTGGCGACCGAAGCGCCGGCATTCCAGGGCAAGTTCCTGACCGGTGCATTCAACGCGGCAGCGCAACTCTTCGACCGTGAAGATGCCAACGTGGTTATTTCCACCGAGAACGCCGACGACTTCGAGAAGAACATGATCTCGATCCGCTGCGAGGAGCGACTGGCGCTGGCGGTGAAACGCCCTGAAGCGTTCATCTACGGTACTTTCACTGCGCCTGCTGGTGGCGCGTAACCCATAATGGCGGCCTCCGGGCCGCTTTTTTTGTCGGGAGAGCATTATGAAACTGACCGTTATCCGCCCCATTTATGTGGAAGGAAAGGTGCTGGTGGAAGGGGATATGTTTGAAACCCTGGAACAGCATGGCCGGGATCTGGTGCAGAAAGGCTATGCAGTGAGCGCTGAACCTGCGGACCAACCGGATACGGGAAAAAACACTGAGCCAAAAGGAAAGGGTAAAGGCAAGTAAGGGGCGCGCATGCTGACCAAAGAGCAGGTTAAAACACACTGTCGGATCGATGCCGACAGCACCGCAGAAGATAACTGGATTGAAAACAGCATTAAAGGCGCGACGCAGTATGTTCAGAAGTGGACCCGCCGCCGTCTTTATGAAAGTGCCGATGACCCATTGTATTTGCTTGATCCTGATGCACTGCTCTATGGCGAAGATATCGAAATTGCCATGCTGATGCTTATCGCGCACTGGTACGCAAACCGGGAGGCGGTAATCACTAACGGCACCTCATCCACTGTTGAACTTGCGGTTGAGTCATTGCTCCAGCCGTACCGCATTTATGGTGTGTAGGAGGATGCATGGCCTGTAGAGGTTGTGCCGCTCGCCGCGAGTGGCTGAAAAAATGGATGGCTATTGCCTATGAACGAGCAACAGGTAAACGAACTGCTGAAAGCGCTGGGGGCACAGGCGAAAGCGCAGCTGGAACAGACCGCCGCAATAAACCGCCTGGCGGAATCAAATGAAGCCCTGGTCGCCGTGATTTACCAGTCGATGGTTGATGATGAGGGCGACGACGGGGTAATGCCGCAGACCTATCTGAGCGGAAAGCCCCGGGGGTATTGCAGTCACTTGTCGAGGAAAATCGTACACAACAGCTCGAAATTGAAGCACTTAAATCAGACATGGAAGAGCTGAAGAAAATGGTGGAGGGGTTTATCACTAAATAATTCAGCCCGTTACGCCTGGCGCTTCAATTGATAGCCAAACCCGATATTGATCGGCTTAATGATTGAAACTACTGTATATAAAAACAGTATAACTATCAGGAGTCGATTTTTATGGAATTTTACACGCCAGCAGAACTGCGCGGCATTGTCGCGCTGCCATTATACGGTGACCTTGTCCAGTGCGGGTTTCCGTCTCCCGCTGCCGACTATGTCGAACAACGCATCGATCTGAATGAACTGATGATCCAGCATCCCAGCGCGACCTATTTTGTGAAGGCGGCGGGGGATTCGATGATTGAAGCAGGTATCAGCGATGGCGACCTGCTGGTGGTGGACAGTTCCAGGACGGCGGAACACGGGGATATCGTGATCGCGGCGGTGGGCGGGGAGTTCACCGTTAAGCGCCTGCAGTTGCGCCCGACCGTTCAGCTTAATCCCATGAACAGCGCCTATTCGCCTATTTTCGTGGGCAGCGAGGACACGCTGGATGTATTCGGGGTGGTGACATACATCGTTAAAGCGACAAACTGAAATGTTTGCCCTGGTCGATGTGAACAGCTTTTACGCTTCGTGCGAAACGGTGTTCAGACCCGATTTAAAGGGGCGGCCCGTCGTTGTTCTCTCGAATAACGACGGGTGCGTTATTGCCAGGAGCGCCGAGGCCAAAGAAATCGGCATAACGATGGGTGAGCCGTTCTTTAAGCAGCGCGATTTATTCCGGCGCTATAACGTGGCCACGTTCTCCAGCAACTATGAGCTGTACGCGGATATGTCGAACCGGGTGATGACGACGCTGGAAATCATGAGCCCACGCGTCGAAATTTATTCCATTGATGAGGCGTTTTGCGATCTCACCGGCGTGCGTAACTGCCGGAACCTGGAGGACTTTGGAAAGGAAATCCGCGCCACGGTTTTGCAGAATACCCACCTCACCGTGGGCGTCGGCATTGCCCAGACCAAAACCCTGGCAAAGCTGGCGAACCACGCCGCGAAGAAATGGCAACGGCAAACCGGTGGCGTCGTCGATTTGTCGAATGTCGATCGCCAACGCCGGCTGATGTCCATCGTGCCTGTGGAAGACGTCTGGGGAGTAGGGCGGCGCATCAGCAAAAAGCTGAACGCCATGGGTATCACCAACGCCTGCCAGCTGGCTGACACCTCGACATGGGTGATCCGGAAGCATTTTAACGTCGTGCTCGAGCGAACCGTGCGGGAGCTACGCGGCGAGCCCTGTCTGGAGCTGGAGGAATTCGCGCCGGCCAAGCAGGAAATTGTCTGCTCCCGGTCATTCGGTGAACGGGTAACGGAATATGAGCAGATGCACCAGGCAATCTGCAGCCATGCGGCGCGTGCTGCGGAGAAGCTGCGTGGTGAGCACCAGTACTGCCGTTATATTTCCGCTTTTGTAAAAACCTCGCCGTTCGCCATCAACGAGCCGTACTACGGCAACAGCGTGTCTGTAAAACTCCTCACACCCACCCAGGACTCCCGGGACATAATTAACGCCGCGGTGCGCTGTCTGGATAATATCTGGCGGGACGGCCACCGGTACCAGAAAGCAGGCGTGATGCTGGGCGATTTCTTCAGTCAGGGCGTGGCGCAGCTGAACCTGTTTGACGACGCGGCCCCACGACGCAACAGCGCGCAGTTAATGGAAGTACTGGATCATCTCAATGCGAAGGGTGGAAAGGGAACGCTTTTTTTTGCAGGGCAGGGCATCCAGCAGCATTGGCAGATGAAAAGGGACATGCTTTCGCCCCGGTACACTACGCGGTTTTCGGATTTGCTGAGGGTAAAATAG